AAGATTGTATGAAACAAAAGGCACACCAGCTTCTTATCAGTTCTTGTTCCGTGCATTGTATAATTCTGATGCTGATATTTTCCTGACACGTGATGTGGTCCTTAAAGCATCAGACGGTAAATGGTACGTATCAAAGAGTCTAAGACTTGCAACAAATGATGAACAATGGCTTTCAATTGAAAATCTAAGATTATTTGGACTCACATCAAAATCTATTGCTACTGTTGAACGTGCATCTCTTGTTAGTGGTAGAGTCGAAGTGTATATCACCAACATCGGAAGATTATTTGAATCTGGTGAAAACGTTACCGTTGTTGACAACAATAATCAACAGTTATATTTTAAAGATGGTGTCGTTGTAGACTCCTCTATTGTTGGTGCAACAGTATTAGAAGCCAAAATTCTAGGCTCAATCTCATCAGTAAACATTAACAGTAGAAAACGTGGTCAGTTATACACTGGACGTTCATCAACATATTCTGGTGACCCAGTTGTTTTCTACGGTGGTCTAAGAGATGACACTGAGAATCCGATTGGTGCTGAAGCATATGTTTTAGAGACAACTCTCGGTTCCCTACGTGACATTACATTGATTGATGGTTCATATGGTTATCGTGAAGATCCAAACACATACATTCAAATTAGAGGCGGCGGTGGTACTGGTGCTATTGCGAACGTATCGTCTGTTGATCCTGCTGGACTAATTAACGTAGCATTTATTCCAAAAGATTATCTAAGTACTGCCGTTAGAAATACCAGAATTGATGCTAACAATTATGCTTTCTTCCCTGCAAACACAGTATCTAATTCAGTCTGTACATTGGCGAACGCATTTACCTTTACATCATTTTCAACCTACCCAATTGCATCGGTTGTTCTCAATAATGGTGGCGGTGGATACAGATCACTCCCTACAGTTACAGCACAGAGTTTGTATGACACTTCAGACTTTGAACCGATAGAAAGTTTAAAAGTCAAGGGTCAATTGGCCGCATTAGGTATCTTGGGTCCAATCCAGATTGTAACACCAGGAACTGGCTATGCCAACGGAGATATTATTACCTTCACGGCTGGTGCAGGTGGTGCTGGTGCAAACGCTAACGTCAGAGTGAATGCCACAGGCTCAATCATCTCTGCCACTTATAACTTTGCAAACACAACTTCTCAAATAAGATACCCTAAAGGTGGTTTAGGGTACAGATATGATGCATTACCGACACTCAATGTTGCGAGTTCTGGTGGTTCTGGTGCAGTCGTACAAGTTAACACCGTTCTTGGTGCTGGTGCTAAGTTTACACCTGTTGCTGACGAACGTGGTATTGGTGCTATCACATCATTCGTAATCGAAAACTTTGGTGAAGATTATATCACTGCACCAAACATCTCACTTCGTGTACGTGACTTGGTTGTTACAAACGTTTCTCTTGCAAACATGGTGAAAGCAGGTGATCTTGTTTATCAAGGTTCAAATGTAAATGCTGCCGTATCTAAAGCATTTGTTGATTCAATTAGATTGTTAGAACCTGGTGCTAACACAGCAGTATCAAAGTATGTGTTGAGAACATACAACTATACATCGAATACTAAAACCAATTTGCAATTGAAGTTGACTGACCGAGTAGAAGGTGCAAACATCTACCTCGACTTAGATACAAGCTATACAACAATCAACACAGAAACTGGTGAGTACATTTACAATCAAGGTATCCGTACATATGGTAACGGTGCCGCAGTTGCAACAGCTAGATTCTTAAATGGTTTGATTATTGGTGCGGGTCAATACATTAATGATGATGGTTTCTTGAGTTCAAATCAAGTTCTTGAGAATGAAGATTACAATACTTTCACATACAACTTGACTGTACAAAAATCTTTTGATGCATATAGAGATGTACTATTTAAATTACTACATCCATCAGGCACAAAAGTTAATACAATTAATGCATTGAAGTCTCAAAAAGATTTAAGAATACACAGAGAATCATATGAGTCTAATTCTATGCCGCTGTCGCATTACACAGGCTCAGGTGGTTCAACGGGAGAAATGTATTCCACATTCTCTAATGCAAGTAACAACATTGTTAAATTCGGAAGCCTAGCTGGTGCAAATATTGCCGCATTTATTAATGTCGGAACAATGATTGCCGTATCACACGATTATGGTCCAAACGTATTCTCAGAAGTAATTTCAATTGATGCTTCAAGTAATACGGTAGTGATAAAAGATAATGTGTTTCTTTCTTTTGCAAATGTTGCTAGAGCAAACGTAACAACGTCCAATAATAGAATAAATATAACATCATTGACTGGTGAATATAACATTATCAACAATGGTGAATACAGCAATACAGCAAACCCAATGAGGGATATAGTATTCGTTGGTGATAGAGTTAGAGTCGTAAGTGGTGCAAATGAATTCCATGGAACAGTATCGTATGTGAGTTATTCAAACAATGTTATCTTTGCAAATACAACCTTGGGATTCACGGCAACTTCTGCAAATGTTTCAGTTGGAAGAACACTTTCAACAACAGGCGTCAACATATATAACTCACTCGGAACAGTATTCTATCCTGAATTGTTAACTCAGGACAATAGAGAAATAACAACACAAGATAATAGAACAATTATTCTAGGATAAAAAATGGCAACAGTAAAAATAACGGACTTACCAGCAATTAATACAATCAATGCCAACACGGCTAATACCGTGCTGGTTGGTGTTGATATTCCAACAAACGTGACTGGTAAAATCACACTTACAACCCTTGCCGCAGGCTTGTATTCAAACAATAACTTGGTTGTTGGTAATAACTACACAATTTTACCTAATGTTGTTGGTCAATTCACAGGTAACTCCACATCATACATTCAAGTTAACTTGGAGAATCAAACGGCTTCAGGCTCAGGAGACTTTGTTGTCACAGCCAATGATGGTTCAGATACAGACCACTTCATCGATATGGGTATCAACGGATCAACTTATTCCGATGCGGCATACTCATCAACCAAAGCACATGATGGTTATCTTTATGTTGCTTCTTCTGGAACTGGTAAAGGTAATCTATCAATCGGTACAACCAATGCAACAGGTAAAGTTAACTTTGTAGTTGGTGGTATGGAAACTGCCAACATTGTTGGCTATGTTGATGTGAATGGTATCTGGTCACCATCAATCAACTCAGTTGTCTCTGCTAATGCCGCTTCTGCTAACTCTATTGTTAACACTAGAATTTCGGCAAACGTTGCAACTCTCCGTGGAGAAATTTCTGGTAACGTATCGACTCTGAACGGTTCAATCACATCGAACATCTCAACAGCAAACGTATTCACTCAAGCCGCTTTCAACAAAGCAAACTCTGCGATTGCAAATACATTTGGTGTTGCAACAGCAGGTGATTTCTATATGTCAGGTGATGGCTTCGTTAATGGAACATTTACATTAGCTAACTCAACATTCTCCGCAACACAAGCGGCTATGACAATCAAAGCTACTGCAACCGTGCAAACGCCATCACAATCTGGAACAATGTTGCACATTTCGGGTAAAGCAAATACACCATCAAGAATTATTTTCGATTCATTTAGTACAGATGGTTCCGCATATGGTCTGGTTGCAGGTAGAACAGCACGTGGTACAGTAGTGTCACCCACAGCAACGCAAAACAATGATATTTTAATGCGAATTGCCGGTAACGGTTGGGGTACAACAGGTTTTGCACCACTTGGGGTTGCCCGTGTTGATATTGTTGCCACAGAAAACTATACAGATTCGGCTCGAGGTTCTAGAATTATTTTCTATAACGTTCCAAACGGTTCAAACGTAGTTAATCAAATTGCATCGTTTAATGCAGACCGTATTGATTTCACGGGTGTTGTGAGTCCAGAAAAAGGTTTCATTTATACACCAAGAATTTTAACTGGCGCACAGACCGCAATCACAATTGATTTTGCAACAGACGCAATGATTAGAGCGACATATAATTCAACACTCACAATTGATTTCTCAAACTACACGGACGGTAAAGTTGTTGAGGCTTGGATTACTAACACAGCAGGTAACGGTCAAACAATAAATCTGGGTTGTCTCGCTAACAATACAACCACAGGTTCAACAACACTCTCTGTTGCATCTGGTCGATCAGCAAAGCTACAATACTTCAGTATCAATGGCGACTTGTCAAACACTTTCTGTGCAATCACATACGCATAATAGGATTATATAATGTCAGCAAATACAGGTATTCTAACATACAATAACGGTTACTACCAAACATCGTCAATATATTATTCACCGACAGCAACAATCACATCAACCGGAAGACCAGTCGGTTCATTCTATTGTTTCTTATCACGTGTACAATCTTGGGCGACTGAAACTTTACCACCACAACCGACACAAGATCAAAAGTATCTTAAGCAAACTTTTAAAAATATGTTTGTTGCTAAAAAGATTACTACAAATGATATGGCTTTGGTTATTGAACGCATCAATTGGACTTCTGGTATAGTTTACGACTACTAT